TGAGGATTTGTGGTAATGAGCAATGAATTTAAAGATTACTTATGGGATACAATAAGCGATCTTGTGCTTAATTCAGGCGTGATGGATAAGATTGAAGAAATACCTAATCCATCGTATAATAAAACCTATGTCCACGGATGGAAGAATGGGCAAAAGGTTTTGTTAGAAGTTTGGTTTGATGATGAACTTGAAGAATGGAAAATTGAACACAGGGAGCTAGATAAATGAAGAAAATTATAATTATTCTGTTGTGTATTGCAATGTGCGTTATACTTTCTGGATGTACACAAGTTTATAAATCAGAACAAGAAAGTTCCGCTACTTCTTATGCCATGATTCTCATGCCAGATGGTTCAATTATTAAAGGCGAGTTTAACGCCCTTACTCGCATTTCTAATGGATATGCAATGATAAAAATTGATGGTATTAGATATTATACTAATGAATGGCGTATTGTAATTTGGGAAAAAGATATTTGACATTTTCTAAATTTATGATATAATTATTATATAAGAAAGAGAGAAAGGATGATTTAAATGCTGAATAAAAATCAAGAGCGTGAACTCGCTTATGTAGTCCTGATTGATGGCATTGAACCGATTCCTGGCTATGACCGTGTAGAACATGCTATTGTTGGCGGTTGGCGTGTAATTGTACAGAAGGATCAGTTCAAAGTTGGCGATCCTGCTATCTATTTTGAAATTGATTCTCGTGTTCCTTCTGATCGTGAATGTTTTGCTTTTCTTGAAAAGCGGCATTATAAGGTAAAAACTTTGAAGATGTGCAAAACCCTGTCGCAAGGCTTGCTCATGCACGCTTCTGATTTTGGTTGGACTATCGAAAATAGTACTATAGATGACCATCCTGTAATTATTGATGATGAGAATAAACCTCATTATGTGACTGATGATTCTCGTTTCCTCACCAAGAAACTTGGTGTAACTTATGCCGATGACGAAGATAATACTCGAAAGGCCGCGCCGGTAGATAAGTATAAGAAAATGACTCAGCGGCGTCCGCATATCTTTAAGCAGCCTTGGGCGCGCTGGATGATGCGCCGTGAATGGGGTCGTAAAGTTATGTTTTTCTTCTTTGGTAAGAAGAAGGATAAGAAGAATGGGTGGCCGAGCTGGGTACAAAAAACAGACGAAGAAAGAATAGAGAATATGCCTTTTGTGCTTCAGAACAAGAATCCTTGGATAGTAACGGAGAAATGCGATGGAAGTAGCACTACCTTTACTATGAAGCGTGGAAAGTTTAAGAAAAAGGACTTTTATGTATGTTCCAGAAATGTATGTTTTGATAGCGTAGATAAACCATGCTATTATGATACTAACATTTATTGGGAAATGGCGCAGAAATATCATATGTTTGAAGTGCTATCTAAACTTCTTGATTCTATGCCCGGAGCAGAGTGGGTAACGATTCAGGGTGAAACTTATGGTGAAGGAGTCCAGCGTAATACTTATGGACTTTCCGGTCATGATTTTATGGCTTTTAATCTGATTACTTCTAGTAAGGGCCGTTGGAATAGTTGCGCTATGAAGAAAATCCTTGAAAAAGATTATAACATCCCTTGTGTGCCTATTCTTGATGATAACTACATTCTGCCAGATACTGTAGAAGAACTTCGTGAATATGTAAATAGCCAGCCTTCAGTTATTGATGGCGAGATGAAAGAAGGTATTGTGTGTCGGTCTCCCGATGGCATTCATTCTTTTAAGTGTGTATCGCCAGAATATTTGCTTAAATATCATAGCTAAAAAAAATATTTTTATGGAAGAAATTGATGAAGTTCTTCATCTTCATAACCACTATTTTTATGGATGAAGAACTTCATCAAAATAATTTTAGGATGTGATATTATGGGTAAATTTATTGATTTAACTGGAAAAACTTTTAATCGTCTTACTGTATTGTATAAAACCGATAGAAAATAGGGTAATGATTGGATATGGCATTGTAGATGTGAATGCGGAAACGAATGTGATATATGCGGTGCTTCTATCCGTTCTAATAGGACTAAGTCTTGCGGATGTTTAAAGCAAGAAAAAGATAAGATGCCAAAAGGCAATGTTAAAGATGAAATTGGTAATAAATATGGGCATCTTACAGTAATTGCTCGTGCTGGTAGTAATGAAAATGGATAGGCTATGTGGGAATGTGAGTGTGATTGCGTGGCAAAAACACATATCATTGTATTAGGAAATAACTTGCGTCGTGGGCATACTCAGTCTTGTGGGTGCGATAGACGTTCTCATGGAGAGTTAAAAGTAGAACAATTATTACGTGAAAATAATATATTATTTATATAGGAATATAAGCCTTTTAAGTTCTCTTCTGGCGCAAATGCTTCATTTGACTTTTATGTAAATAATGAATATATTATCGAGTATGATGGAGAAACTCATTATCAATATAATTTACATGGGTGGCACGACGAAGCACAAATGAAAGCACAGCAGGAACGAGATATTATAAAAACACAGTGGTGTAAAGATAATAATATTCCGCTAATTCGTATTCCATATTGGCATTTACAAGATTTATGTATAGAAGATTTACGATTAGAAACAAGCAAATTTATTATTTAATATGGAGAATGTTGAAATATCATGGATAAAAATGAAGTAATTCGTATTCTTAAAATTGAGCGTGAATGCATTAGCCGTGATTGTGATCGCAATTGCGGCCAATGCGATTTAGTTCAAGAGCAAGAAACTCTATTGGATGCATATAATAGTGCAATTTCACTATTAAGTATAAACCCAGAAGATAAAGATGATAATACTAAATGGAATAAGGAGTGGATTAAGTGATAGAAAAATTGCTAGGAAAAATATTAGATGTTAGGTTTGGTTTTATTCCAGATTATCCTTCTTTATTTGGACTAGATTTAACATTTAAATTATCTGATGGTTGCGGCATAGGTACGGGTGGAAAATATACTGTTAATATATCTGAGGCTTGTAAATGGTCAGAAGAAGAGAGAAATGCTGCATTAATTGATATGGTAAACCAAGTCATAAAAATTATGAAAGATGCTAAGATAACTAATATAAGTGATTTAAAAAATAAACCTGTTGAAGTTACTATTGATCGGAATATGTTTAAAGATTTTAGAATCTTAACTGAAGTACTATAAGGAGTGGATAAAATGAGTGAGTATACTAAATATCTAAGATGGCTATGTCGCCGCAATCTGCTAAAAGCGCGAGGAGAAGAAGTAAATCGTGGTATTATTGGGAAACTAAATAGGAAAATTCGTAAGTATGAAAAGGAGAATATGTAAAATGAAAGAGTTTTGGGAAGATTACGGTAAGATTACTATTATTGCTCTCGTGGTTATTGTTATAATTGGTGTTGTAATTGACCTTGTTAATCCCGCATACGGCTGGTGTGCAACAGTCCCTGCTGGTCATGTAGGAGTTATTGAACATTTTGGACAGGTAAGAGAATCAACGCTTCAACCTGGTTTTCATATGACTGGTTTTTTTGAGCACGTTCATCCTGTTGATATTCGAACTCAGCGACATAATTATAATACTGAAGCATTCAGTTCTGATATTCAGCAGGTTGGCCTTATGATTGCTGTTAACGAAAATATTTCGCCTGATGCCGCATATAAACTTTATACAACAGTTGGTATGAACTATCTTGAAAATCTACTTGAGCCTCGGCTTATGGAAAATGCAAAGGTAGTTATTAGTAAGTATACCGCTGAATCACTTATTGCTAATCGTGAAAAGCTTTCCGCAGAAGTGCTTGTAAAAATGCAGGCCGATATGGCACAGTATGGTATTAATGTAACCGCAATCTCTATTGAGAATATTGACTTCACTGATCAGTATGAAGCTGCTATTGAAGCAAAACAGGTAGCTACTCAGGAAAAACAGAAGGCCCAGACGGAAGAAGAGCGTAAAACTATGGAAGCAGAGCAGTCTGCTAAGCGTAAGAAGATTGAAGCTGATGCAGCGGCAGAAGTGCAAAAAATTAATGCGGATGCTGAAGCCTATGCTATCACAGCAAAAGCCGATGCTGAAGCAGAAGCTAATAGGAAACTAAATGCATCTCTAACTGCTGATCTTATTGAATATAATAAGATTCTACATTGGGATGGTAAATTGCCTACATTTACTGGCGGCGG